TATAATCTTTTGTGAGTTTCCAACTACCTCTTGGATTGATTTGAGGATTCATCCATACGCTCTGCTGTAAGTTACCATACACATTTGTCATAATCTGTCTTTCGTATGCTTTTGACCCGGATGCAACATCAGGTGACATCTTTGAATCATAATGACCTCTCAGATCGCGTACAGAGAGGTTTTTAAACACCTGTTTACCATCTTCCCCTATAATCCTACGCCCTAAATCTTTAGGAGCTTTATCGCCATACAAGACTCTTAACATATTAACGACTTCACATAGTTCAGCTTGAATACGCCCTACCCATAAACCAAACCGGGTTTCAGATTTCTCATTAACAAGCATATCCCTTGTAGCTGTCCCGGATGTATTTCGTGAAGTTGTCATAAAATAAGATGCCGCGCCTGTGATCCGCTCAAGCAACTCAAACAAAATCTTCATATCATCCATCGCCCAACCCATACTGCGAGTGTTATTAGGGAAGTAAACATTATCTTTAATAGGAGATTCGGCTACAGGATATAACGTCCCTGGTTTTAGTTTATACTCTTGCTGTGAGAAATTTTCATCTATCTTAACGAACCCAATAGGACAATTCTCAACATACTGAAAGTCGCTCTTCTGATTAAACACATTATTAAACGCATTAACGATATGCATAATTGCGCGTATTAAAGACTTTCCTCTTAACTGCCCTGGTTTCTGTATGAAAGGACCACCAACGAAAGGATACTTGCCATCTCTCCTGATCTTCCTTAATGGTTTCCCGGACAAAAACGTAAGAGTAGCCAAATCAACTATAAACCTATACTTTTCCTGCTTCCTATTCTTCTTATATATTCCGTACCACACATGAAGATCAACAGGTAAACCCCTAAGATCTTGATCTGTTATGTCTGCAATACCTAATTGTGAAGCTTTCGTTTTCTCAAGAGTTCGTTTCTTTATCCCTAAACATGATTGCTTTGCACCCTCTAACCATTTCTCGGTTACATTCATATATATATTACGCTTACCAAAATCCAAGACCTCATGCCCGAAGTTATGTATAATATGAATCATATGCGGTAAATCTTGAAGTTTCTTCCCATACCTAGGTAACAGAATATCCTCAACATCAGATACGTTCTCAACAGCACCTCGCTCGAATCTTTTATTTTCTGTCTTAATAGTGTAATTGCCCGCTTTACGCCCCTTACTGTCCTTCTTAGGGATGTAACTGTCAGCCCACTCATACCATACCTTCCAATAGATATAGTACATAGAGAAGCCCTGAGTGACCTTATTCTGGATGTTTTCGTCTACCTCTGGACCTAGATCAACTTCGGTCTTACCAACAACGAATTTCATCACTTTTTCGATATTATCTTTATTCTGAAGATCGTTTATCTCTGTAGCCCGAAAGTTTATTGAGTCAGGATTCCATGCTGTAGCGTATAACGTAGCCTGGTAAAGATCTACAACTGCCGGAGCTAACCCATAATTCCGGTCTGATTGCCAATCTTCTTTCTCAAGCTGTTCTAATTTGGAAGGTTTTTCTCCATCCAAATGCTGTAAGTCTAACCTCCTATGGTTAAGATACTCAGCCATAGCCCCTGTATCAGCTTCAGCATCTTGACGTACCATTTCAACGATCTTCTTCTGCTCCTCTTCACCAAAAGCGTCTGTTTCCAGATCAGGCTCTACACGTTTGACAGATTCTTGTTCAATCGGATTTTTTTTGCTCATCGCTCTTCCTTTGCTTATGTAAGACTTTAGCGCGTTCCTTTATATCCTCAACACGCTTCCTCTTACTGTTAACAAACTTTGGATTCATGCTCGGTAACTTTTTCATCTATATCCTCATAGCCCCTATAATAGGTTGCTTTCTTGTTCGATCCATATCCAACTCCCATGTGTTAAGATGCCCACATTCAGGACACTTTATGCTTACTTCAGGGAATTTCACCCCTGCACTCATACCTGAACTATTAACATTCTCCAAAGGAACAAAGTATCTGCTCTTCCCTGATACCTCTTCGTTCATTAACTCCATTTCACAGCTTGCGCAGGTTAGCATTTAGTGTCCACTTCAAAGATATAGTTAAACCCTTGTATAAACTCTTCGCTTTCATCGATAAAATACTGCTCACACATTTCCCTATCAATAAAGGTTATCTTATCCAATTTTACCTCCACCACCACGCAGGAAGTTCGTCATCCTATTCCCTCCAGGCTTAACTATCCTGCTCTTATTAACCATATCTTTCGCTTGCAACGTATCTATATAATGTAACTGCCGATTTATCGCATGGCTTAACTTAGATTGAGATATGTATAACTCATCTTTAGTTGAAGCACACATCGGAATCCTGATCTGCCCCTTATGCCTTACCGCTCCGGCTATAATATCATCAACATTTATGAACTTATCCGGGTTCTCATTGAACTCTTTGATCTTTGCTTCTTTCAACTCTGCATCTGTAGGTACTCGCTCTTCATTCTTCTCTTCTGACATTTACACCCTCCTTTTGTTTGTACTCGCTAAACCTTACACACGATTTACACATTTCACCTTTATTCTCACATTCTTGATTCCGGATACAATATGGAATCTTATAATTGGATCGCCACTTTGGGCTTCGATTCGCGTTTCTCTGTTTGTTTAAATTTAGCTTCATTTTTTAACTACCCATATCTTAAAGGCTTGCTCGCCCTCAGCCACCATGTAAAGCCCTAATGTCCTTATACATTTATTGCCTACATGAATAGGCGTAATTAAATCTTCTGTACATTCGGCATCTACATCCACAGCGATCGTTAAACTAGGAAGATCTGCTCCATCTTCCAGGTCATCCGGGCTACAATCACAAGCCAAACTGTCTACAAGCTCTATTAACTCATCCACGCTACACTCTAATTTCATATCTTCACCTTTCTTTAATACCTCTTTTTCTTCCCCGGCTCAAACACTCTATGCCCTAACCCGAACTTCGGATTGCTCATCCAAAAATATCGGTCAAGATCACAATAATCTTTATACTTCTCTTTCACTCCTGCCTTATCTTTCACATCGCCATCCGCTGTTGTAATGTCTTTCCTAGCGTACCGGGAAAGATGTCTTGCACTATTATGGCAATTATCTGTAAGGAAATATTGTGGTTGAACAACTATCTCACCGTCTTTCTCTTTATAATGTAGCTTCTCTCTGACCTTTAAATGCCCTGCTTCAAGGGTATCTATACCATCATGGAAGTTAAACCCACGCTTCATTAACTCTTTCTTAGGTGTAGTATGGCTCTGACCGCCTTGCCTCTGTGCTAATTGTGTTGTCTTATTTCCATAGTTCGGGTCTATAATGCGCTTATATACGCTCTTTCCTGTTGCTTTCCGGATGTTTTCTTCCTTATTTCTAATCAAAACCGCATAGTCATCATACGTTTTATCATCAAAAGGAACATCGTTAAAATTCACATCAGGAGATTCATCAAAACAATATGCTGTCCCGGTCTTAGTGATCCCGATCCACTTCATCGCCCAAGGCTTCCTATCATGCGGATCTAAGATCATATACACACTCACCTCTTTCAAGGGAGCGAGTTCATAAGGTATTATATGAACATCCTTATTGAAGATCATGTAGATCTTACCAGACAGGTTAATCGGCATCCCATATATACGAGATTCAATCTCTTGCCGCGTCATCAGGCTTATTTCATGCGCTGTACGCTTCTGCTTTATATAAGGATTCTCTGTTGTCCAGAACAGGTAGAACCGCATCCCATTCTTTTCTATGATCCTGGGTAAACGTTTCTTTAATATTGGAGCATACTCTGATCTAATAACATCGTGATCCTCAAAGACCTCTTGAACCAAATCTGTGACACCTTTCAAAGATGTCATAGTGATAATCATTTCGCCATCACGATCTATCAACCGCATCCGCTGTTCTTTATATATATCAAACGGCGGCTCTTCATCATTCCAGATACCATCTATATCATCACCCTGAAACGATTCACGCTTCTGATCGTACGACTTAAAGATTATCATTGATCCATTGTCAAAGAGCAGTTTTCTATTCGTAAATCCGTTAATTTCGCCATAATTTCCGTATTTAATACGGTCTTTAGGAACTAACTCCCAAACCTTGCGCTGCTGTATATTGACAGAATCAGGGAACGATTCTGCCACAGCCCACCATCTTTGCCCAGGTTTCTCAAGACACTTATTAATGACATATTCCGCACCCTCTTCGGTCTTCCCACTTCTGTTGCCGCCAAATATGCCCTTAGTCTTTGCTTTATCATTGTGAAACGCTTCCTGTAATGGTAAATGCTCAAAGAACTCAAGAGGATTAATCTTTTTTCGCTTCGATAACACTTCCTCTATCTCTAAATAACCTATCATTTGCGAGTTCTTTTGCTTTTTTAAGGAGGACGGCTGTTTCAATATGCTCATATTTATCCAATAAATCGTCTTGGAATCCTACATCCAGGTCTTTAGGTAACATCGTAGCTAAGATTCTGTAGAATTCTTTCTTGTTTTTACCCTTATCACCTTTCGCCCAAATCACTAACCCTGCAATTCCACCAAGCTTTTCAAATGCCTCAAACCATGCGAGTTTAATCATCATGGATCTATTCTTTACATTTGGAGGTCTACCCCTATGACCAACAGCGGCTTGATTCCCTTTAATGTATTGCCCTTTCGCATTTCTTATGGCTGTAACTTTCTTTTTCATTGTCTTTATCCTATGTATAATTTCAGGCAGAATTGGGTATAAGGAGTAAACCTATTATGTTAAAACTTATACCTCTTACGATTCTGCGATATGAACATAAAAAACCATACAAGATCTGTTAAATCTCATATGGCTCTACCTCCGAGGGGGAGGGATTCTTTATATGTAAACTTTTATTCATACAATAAATTCTCCAGGTATATATCTATTGTACGAAAGGGTCATTTCGGTAAGTAAATTCGTTGTAACTCATTGATACTAAACGATAAATTATTTTGCTAAGGGGTCACCTGCTATCTCACATAAATGCTCCCACAACGTGCTTGTTATTTTTTTAGGAGTTGGGAAATAGTAATTTTCAGCTTTAGGTTCAGCCTCTTTAACCATAATAAGACCAAGCAATAAACTATCCTTATGCATAATCTCAACTTCTCGCGCATAGCCTAATGGCTCTCCACACTCAGGACAGTATTCTATTGACAACTGTTTTCTAATGCCTGCGTTTGTCCACGCTTGATATTTTCCATCTAGTATACCCCTTTTCCACTTCTCACAACATTCATTTTTAGCTAAACTAACATTACAGAAACAAATTAAAACAAGAACTATTATCATAGATCTCTTCATACCCTCACCCACTCCTTTCCTGACCATTTCTTTTGGTAAAGTTCTTTCTTTAAATATCTTCTATTGTTATACGGACTTTTTTGTGTTTAAAATACAACCGATGTGC